TGATGGAACTGTCAAGGCTGTAAGTGGCGCGACAGATCGTCCATTCGGTGTCCTTCAAAACTCACCAACATCTGGTCAAATCGCAGAGGTCACCATTGTTGGTGGCTCGAAGGTTGAAGCCGGTGGAAGCGCATCAGTAGGACAACCGTTGTTCAGCAACGCGTCTGCCCTTGGTGTGACCCTCGCGTTCGGTACAACTGGTTCAGCCGCTTATGTGGCTGGAACTTTTGTTGAGAATGCTGCTTCAGGTGCAATCACAACCGCCGTAATCGACTGCGCCAATTCCGGTCGCGGACTCTAAGGAGATAAGACATGCCACAACCAACACAATCACAGGTGCATGTTGATGCGATCCTGACCAACATTTCTGTCGCATATATGCAGAAGGCAGAAAACTTTATCGCGGATAAGGTCTTCCCGATCGTTCCCGTGGATAAGCAGTCTGACAAGTACTTCAAGTACACCAAGAATGATTGGCTCCGTGACGAGGCACAGGTTCGTGCCGATGGTACTGAGTCTGTCGGTTCCGGTTACAACATCACCACGGAAACCTATTACGCTGATGTGTACGCAATCCATAAGGATGTAGGCGATCAGACTCGTGCGAACGCTGATGCCCCGATTAACGTTGATCGTGAAGCAGCAGAGTTCGTTACGCACCGCCTCTTGACCCGCCGCGAGATTCAGTTCGTGTCGGATTTCATGACTGGTGGCGTGTGGGGCAATACTGCTTCAGGTGTTTCTAGTTCCGCTCCTTCCACGGGACAGTTCACCCAGTGGAATGATTACACCAATTCGGATCCGATTGAAGATATTGAAGAAGGCAAAGCAGAGATTCTTTCTGTGACTGGACTTGAGGCTAATACTCTCGTTCTTGGTTACGAAGCCTTCCGTCAATTGAAGAATCACCCTGATCTGGTTGACCGTATCAAGTACACAAGCAGCCAGACGATCACTGAAGACATGCTCGCTCGCATGTTCGATATTGAGCGTGTGCTTGTTTCTAAGTCAGTGAAGGCAACTAACGCTGAAGGTGCAACGGAGGCTTACGCTTTCACCACAGGTAAGAGTGCGCTTCTTGCTCACGTTGCTCCTTCACCCGGATTGTTGACTCCTTCGGCTGGGTACACGATGCAGTGGACTGGTGTTTCCGGTGGGCTGGGCGCAACAATCGGTACGTCTTCGTTCCGTTTGGAAAGCCTGAAAGCAACTCGTATCGAAGCGGAACTTGCTTTCGATAACAAGGTTGTCGCTGCTGATCTGGGATATTTCTGGCAGACTTGCGTAGCCTAGTTTTAACTCGCTGAATCACGCGGGGGTCACTCAGTCAATGGGTGGCCCTCGTTGTGTATTCGGGTGGAAGTATGAGCCTCACCCGGATCACGGTTACACTTATCGCAGGAGGATGACATGACTTGGACGTATTCCGGTGATCCGGGGGCTAGCGCTTTAGACGAGATCCGTTTCCTTATTGGTGACACGGATACTTCTAGCCAACTTCTGTCGAATGAAGAGATTGATTATCTTTACGATGCGTATAGCGATGCGTACGCTGCTGCTGTTGCTTGTGTTGTTGCTTTGATAGGTCAGGCTTCTAGGAGTGTGGAGGAGTCGAAGAAGGTCGGGGATCTTTCTTTGTCTGTTAAGAGTGGGGCACGGTTGCAGCAGTGGATTGTTTTGAAGCAAACTTTAGAGTATGAAAGATTCCGCCGTTTCCCTGCTGCTCCTGTTATTAACCCGAATGCGATTCTTCCCACGGATAAACGGGTTGTTGAGGGTGAAGGTACGGATTATGTTGTCGGGCAGATGGATAACAGGACATAGAGAATGGCTATTGAGCCTCAATACGAGGAGATGTTTAGCGAGCAAGTAACTTTGCTTCCGAAACTTTCTGTCGATAAATACGGTAAGCGAACGAATGCTGGTTCAGCGGTTCCTATTGCTGCCCATTTGGTTGCGGAAACAAAACTTTCTTATACTCCGGATGGTCGTGAAGTTGTAGAAACTGGTCGTATTTATTTGTACGGTTCGTATCCGGATATTGATACTGATTACAAGATTGTTTTGTCTGATGGGTCTAGCCCAATTATTATTGGTGTGGACACTCCGTATGATCCTGCTGGGGCGCATCATACGGTTGTTCGTATCGGGAAGTCTGGTGCGTGATGATGCGTGGTGGTGTTCAGTTACAGGGGCTGGATAAATTAGTTGAACAGATTGATCGAGGTATTAAGCCTCAACAAAATCTGGCTCGTGCTGTTTATGCGGAAGCAACAACGGTGTTGAATGAGTCGAAGAAGATTGTCCCTGTCGATGATGGGTTCTTGAAGAACTCTGGCAAGGTTGAGGCTCCGAAGATTTCTCCTAGAGAGACAAGTGTCGAGGTTACTTATGGGGGTGCTGCTGCCCCGTATGCTTTATTCGTTCATGAGGATCCTGACGCTGCTCATGAGGCTGGGAAAACATTTAAGTATTTAGAGATCCCTGCGATGGCTCATTCCAATAAGTTTACCCGTGGGGTGCAGGAACGCCTGATTTCTTACATTAGGAGAGGCATATGATGTTGGAGTCTTTAGCGGATCGTTTACAGTCTGCGAGTGTGGCGTTTGCCGCGAGTGATTTGTTTATTGGTTTGATGCCGGATAAGCCTGATACTTGTGTCGCTTTGTATGAGTACGCGGGGGCGCAACCTTTAGAAGTGATGGTGGACAATTCAGCCACTTTAGAGCGCCCAAGTATTCAAGTGATGGTAAGGGCAGGCAGGAATGATTACCCGACCGCTAGGGCGCTTATAGCCTCTGTGAGGGATGTTTTAACAAACATTACTGATGAAACTATTTCTAGTGAAAGATTCTTGCGCGTGAATCAGATTTCTTCGATTAACTCTTTAGGAGTTGACGAGAATGAACGTCCTCGTTTTACGTTATCGTTACAGGCAGTTCTGGAAAGATAGTGGATGCTTATGGGAAAGGCGTTTCTACTATTGAGCGTCCCCGATGCTGGAGATGCAACAAACTACTAGCGGAGTTAATTACTGCGCCGTGGCGGATTTCTTGTCCTCGATGCAAGGCAGTCAATCAACAGGAGTGATGTGAGTCTACGAGATGAGTTCACTAAATCTGTTCAACACGTTGAGGAATTATCTGTTCGTAAACGTAAATGGGTTCCGGGTGTTGAATGGTCGGGTACTGAAGGAACGGTTACGACTGATGCTTTGACGGGGGATCCTGCTTGGCGTGACATCCTGACGAAGTGGGATCTTGACCCGGACGAGTATGAGGTTGTCGAGCCTGTCCTGTTTAATTCGTGGGGTGGCTCTGATGGTTTAACGAATCGTCAATTCAAAGCGAAAGTGATTCGCCGTACGCATGCTCTGGCAGACTTTGAACCTCTTATCGCTGCTGCTATGCGACATAAACCTAAGAAGCGAACCTTCACGGGGTCAGCGGTTCTTACTGTTGTCCTTGCTGACTGGCAGATCGGGAAAGCGGATCACGGTGGCGTGGAGGGAACTATTCAAAGAATTATTGATGCCCGTGACGCGGTTGTTCAACGGGCGAAAGATTTACGGAAGATAGGACGAGAAGTCTCCTCACTGAACGTTCTCTGGACAGGGGATTCAGTTGAAGGGTGTTTAGGTCATTACCCTTCGCAATCTTTTTCGGTGGAGTTGGATCGCAGGGATCAAGTGAAAGTTACCCGAAGGCTGCTCTCTGATTCTTTACAAACGTGGTCGAAACATTTTCAGGAAATAACTGTCGCTGCCGTGGCTGGTAATCATGGGGAGAACCGTTCGACGGGGAAAGCGTTCACGGGGGTGCAGGACAATGACGATCTTGCAATCGTGGAGCAGGTCGCTGAAATCCTTGCCGCTAACCCTGCGGCGTTCGGGCATGTGAAGTTCGCTATCGCTAAGGATGCTTTAACACTCACGATCCCTTCGGCGGGTTGGATCATTGGGATTACTCACGGTCATGTTACTAGGGCTGGGAGTGGGACGGAAGCGAAACTTCACAGGTGGTGGGAAGGGCAGGCCGCTGGACGGCAACCTATCGGGGATTCAGATGTTCTAGTCACGGGGCATTACCATCATTTGCGGGTAGCGGATTGGGGCGGGTGTGTTTGGTTGCAGGCTCCTGCGATGGAGGGCGGTTCGGAGTGGTGGCGTGTTTCGTCAGG